TTGTAGTCAGCCAATAAACCAGTTCCGAAAACAAGGTTTTTCTTTTCGAAAATAGCAACCGTGTTGTCCGGTAAGCCGTTAACAACTTGGATTTGGTATCTTCCAATTGACAAAGCGAAGTCAGTATTTCCAAGTCCGTTTGTTACACCCGCAGTAGCTAATTTAAAAGCGTACATTTGCGCAACGTCGGGAGAAACCGCAACAACCAATTCTTTACGTCTTAAAGCGTAAGGAACTGCATTTAAAGCCGGTTTTAAATAAGAATCTAAAACGTTAGATTCAGAAACAACCGCACTTGGGTTTGTCAATCCGTTACCACCTTTGATGATGTCTGCGTCGTCAGCCCATAAAGTAATGAATCCGTTGAATTCTGAAGCCGTTCCTTCGTCACCTTGCCAAATGTCAGTTTCTAATTTTTCAGCCATTGCCCCTAAAACTTCCATTTGCAATGCTTCCATAATGTCAGCCGGTGCGTTTGGATTTGAAGCGTTTGCCCCCATTACTCCGTCCGACCAAGTTGCGCGGAAATCTTCTTTGCAAACGTCTAAATCGTTTTTAAATTTTTTCGGCTCAAGTGTGTTTTCGTTTAAAACGATTGCACCCGCTGGGGTAAATCCGCAAGAATATGCAGTTGTCCCGTTTGTGTACTGAATTTTTCTTAACGATAATTTGTAGTTAACGTCTTCAGCGATTGTAACCAATCCTTTTGAAATTGTGTCAATTTCTTTGAATGCTTGTCCGATTATAGCACCGGCCGCTTTTCCTTCATAATTTGAAGTAATTGTTGTAGTTGTTGCCATTATTGCAAATTTTTAATGTTTGATAAAATTCTTTCTTTTTTGGTCATTGCAATTGTCACGTCGTTTTTTACTTCCGGCGTTACTTTTGCGCTTGGTTTGATTTCTTTTGTTGATTTTGCACTTTCGATTTCCGCTTTCATTTCAACTTTGATTGCTTCAATTTCGTTTGCAACTTGTTTTGAAAATTGCGTGAACATTTCGCGAATCATATCAACGAATTTTTGTGTTTCGTCTGCATTCATTTCAACGTCTGCGCTTTCTTCTTCAACAACTTCTTCAACTTTTTCTTTAATTTCAGCAATCATTCCTTCTTCGGTGATTACTAAAATTTTCCCGTCTTCAAGTTCGTGTTCGCCAATTGGCGCTGGAACTTTGTCACCATTTTCAGCAACCACGAAAACCGGCATTCCGGCCTCAAATGATTCAGCTTCTAAAATAGTAACCCCGTCAATCAATTTGATTTGCGCTAATTCAACAACAACTTCTTCTTGTTTGTTGCTCAAAATTGCCTCAAATCCTTCTTTGATTGCATTTGTGATTGATTCTAAATTCATAGCATTATTTAAGTTAATTTTTTCCAAATCAAACATTCCGTCAATTGAAAATCCTTTCACTTGTCCGGTTTTTACATAGTCGTTCCAAATTTCGTCGTTGTCAACTTTCATTGTAGCAAACCAAGTGCCGTTCGGCTCATTGATTCCATAAACAACCGACTTGTCGTGAACGTCGTCTTCTTTTATCCAAGATTCAACAAATGTCACGCCGTCAATTTCTTGGTCGTGTTCCAACGAGGAATTTTGTTGATACGATTGTTTAAAAAAGTTTTCCATTGATTTGCGAATCGTGTCGGCTGAAAATACAATATTGAATTCCATTCCGTTTTGATTTCGATATATTGGCAAATCGGGAACTAAAACCGCGCCAAGCAAAATTCTTTTTTCATTGTCAATGGTTGACAATTGAATTTTTTGTTGTTTGCTCAATGCGATGAAATTGGACTGAATGGCCGGATCTTCCACTAAAGAAATGCCGAATACTCCGTCAACTTTTCCTTCTTCAAATTTTATTTCGTAGGTTGGTAGCATATATATATAATTTAATTTTTTAATTTGTTATAAACTTTTTTTATCCAAAGGTTGCGTTTTGAATTATATTTCGATTCAAAGATTGCGCGGTTGTGACGTCACTTGCAACGACGTACGCTTGGACTGGGTTTGATTGCATTGCACTTCCAAGCGAAGTCGCTAATTGATTTGTCCCACTATTTCCAATCATATTGAATTGAGGCGCTGACATTGCCCCACCGCCACCGGCCGAAATTGACGGCGCAGAAACCGCACTTCCTTTTCCGCTTGGTGTTTTTACTGACAATATTTTTTTGATATTCATTAAACCACCCGCAACGGCAACACCGGCAAACACCGCACCAAGCGCCGGTGAAGAAACGGTCGGAACTGGAAGGAACGCCGATTCATAGGCCTTTTGCGCAGTTGAATAAGTTGAAATTGCAGTTGACGCGACCGCAAGTGCTTTTCCGGTTGTTGTCGATTCACCGGCAAGTTCTGACATTGCCATAAGTGCATTGCCAATTCCTTCAAGTTGCGCTTGTTTCGATTGAACTTCCAATTTGTCAAGTTCGATTCTTGCTTTTGTATTTGCGTCCTTTGCAATTGTTCGGTCTTGTTCCGATTTAAAAAATCCTTCGTCAATTAATTTTGATTGCTCGTCAAGCAATTGGCGACGTTCTTCAAATGTCAACGCTTGGTCTTCAAATTCCTTTTGTTTGTTTTCTAAATCTTTTGTCGTTTTTTCTTCGGCTTCTTTTTGGTCAAGTTCTTTTCCTAAAATTTTATATTTGTCGATTATTTCTTGACGTGCTTTTTGCTTTTCTTCTTCGGACAATTTAATTGCGTCCAATTCCGCCAAATCGCGTTCGGCTTGAAGTTCTAATTTTTCGCGATCCGTCTTGGCGTTTAAATCTTCAATGTCTTTTGCGTGTTTTTCTTCAATTGCTTTCAAAGCGTCTTTTTGCTTTTGCAATTCGTCCAATTCCTTTTGTTTTGCTTCGTCGGATTTTTTCGCTTTTTCGTCGGCTTTCGCTTGGGCGTCGTCACTTGCTTTTTTGTCGATTGCATTAACTTGCAATTGAAATCCGGCTCGGTCATTTTTCATTTTCACCAATGCCTTTTGTTGTGCTTCAATTTGTTTGTTTCCTTCGGCTTCGGCCTTCTTCGGGTCGAATGCAAGTTTGGTCAACCAATCCGCCGATTTTTCAACAAGTTTTTCGTCAAGTCTTCCTTCGATATTAATGCCAGGAATTTTATTGACCATATCAATAATTCCGTTGACCGCTTTTGCTGAATAAGTCCACAACGCATTCAAAGGCATTGACACGAAATCAATGTAAGATTTTAAAAGTTTGTAGTTTCTTTTTTCCGCTTCCAACGCCATTTTATTGGAATTGATTTGATTTTGCAAATTGATTTCACCGGCTTTGATTGTTTGGTCGGTTTGTGCAATTTTCATTTTAAGAATATCCTTTTCCGATTTGCCTTGCAATTTCAAAATATTGTCTTGGCTTCCAATCGCGTCAAGTTTTCCTTTTTCAGCGTCAAAATTTGCTTGACTTAATTTGTTCAATTCTTTTTGTTCTTCAGAAACACCGCTCACCGCTTCTTTGATGTCGTCCCAATATGCGTAAACCGCACCCAAAGCAATAACAAGCAAACCGATTCCGGTTGACCCGATTGCAGTTTTTATTCCGTTCAAAGCATTTACCGCAACGGATTTTAATTGCGTGAAACTTCTTCCAATATCTTCGACACCTTGCAAACCGGTTGCCAATGCCATAGCACTATTAACTTTTAAGAGTGTTTTTTCAACGGATTCGGATTCCGTACCAAGCAAACCCATTGCACCTTGCACGGCTGAAAATCCACTTGCAACCGCGCCGACGGCTTTTGCAGTTGCATTGAACGCACCTTCGCCTTTGAATGCTGAAATTGCGTCGTTTGCGTCTTCGATTTTGTCTTTTAATTCCCCCGCACGTTTTGAGGCCTCGACAACTTCTTTTGAAGTGGCACCGAATTTTTCGGCCATATTTTGCACCTCAAGAACGGCCTCGCGATATTGTTGTTTTAAAGATTTGACCGCGCCTTCGGCTTGTTCACTTTGTATTTTTACGTCAATTATTTTTTCAATTGCCATTGTTTCGCCTTTTTAATAATTCCTTTTATATTTTTTGGAAATTGATATTTCCCTTTTGCAATTGAAATGACTTCATTTGCTTGAAAATTTTGTGCTAATTTTAGCAACTCCAATAAATTATCCATTTTGTATAATTATAATTAAATCACCCTTATTACTTTTGATTCCGGCATTGCGTTCAATTCCGGTTATATTTGCTTTCACTTGGATTTCAAGTGATGTTCCCAAATTATTCAACCCAGTAACAAGTCCGTCCGCGTCATAATCAACCGACCAAATTAACGGCTCGTTTGATGTTGTTGGAATTTTTATTGTTTTAACTTTGTTGTCGGTGATTCTTAAAGTGCTATTGTCAAAATCCGCACTTCTAAAATCTTGAATCAATTCGAAATCACTTTCAAAAGTTGTCAAATCCGTTGTAAATTGATTGATAATATATCGTTTGTCACGAATTATAATTCGGTCATTTAGTTTCAAATTAAGTAATTCCAAATAAGGCAAACGCATTTTGACCTTTACTAATCTTGACTTTAATTCATAAAGGTTTTTTAAATAATCTAAATAGTAATTGTCAAATAATGTGTTCGAAATTACACCGCCGTAAACGCTTGAATTTTCAACACCCCAATTCAATGAATTTCGTTCGTTGTTGTCCGACGCGTCTTCCATATCACTTGAAAAAATATTCAAGTTTGCCAATTGCGTCGTTGTTGATCCGTCGTTGAAATAGTAGTTTTTATTTCGAAGACCATTCAAATACATAATTGTAGGTTTTGGCTTGTATGGTGTATAATCTAATTTCAAAGCATAACCCACCAACGAAATAGGCGTGAACAATAAATTATCAAACGGCAATGAAATAGTATAGTCGCTTCCGTCATTACTATTGAATGAATAAGAAAGGTTTCCAAACTCACGATTGTAAGAATTGAAGAAACCGCGATTCATTAACGATTCGCACTTTTGATAATTAAAATCAATTCGTTTGTAAGGTTTAATTCGTTCAAAATTTATGTCCGTTGTAGTGTACCCGCTGAAATCTTTTATTTGTCCAAGATAGTACCAATTTTCAAGTTGTTCAATTGTATAGTTTATCCCGTCGGTACTATACGCGACCATATTAAACATTTTTAAAATTCCGCTGAAAAACTCCGAAACTTTTATGTCCGGTGCGTTGTTGGTCAAATCAATATTTGGAATTGCAGAACTACTTCCGCTTCCAGTTATGAAAGTGATTTCAGTTGTCCCACCGCTTGAACTATACGAATAACGTTTTGCGTTATATGTGTACGTGTATGTCACCGACGTTGACGTTTGAATTTCAAAATAATACGTCCCAATTCCCATTGATTGATTGATTGTGAAACTTGCAGTCGTTCCGGTATTTGCAACGCTTGTAAACAACACCCCGTTTTTATAAACTTTCAATATCGAATTCGTTGTTCCCGAAAACGTAATGTTTAAATTGAAATTTGCGTTATACAATTGCGCGTTTCCGTCAAAGAATTTCACAATTTGAATTTGATTGTTCGCAATATTAAACCACCCGTTTTGATTGTTGGTCAATGTGATTCGATTCGGAATTGAAATGAAATTCAACGAACGTTCTTCATTGTTTTTAAACCAAACATAAGCGTTTGTAAATCGTTCGTCGTTTAAAAACGTGCCGTTGAAAGTCAACGAATATTTTGATTCAATCGCTTCAATTACTTTGCTAACTTTTACCGCTGGGAATAAATCCGTGTGTAAAATAGCACCGGCCGGACTTGCAATATTGGTATTTACAACACCTGTTGTCGTCCAAACTCTGTCGGAAGTTATAAGCGGAAACATTACGTCTTCAGCCGTTGCGCTAATTACTTTGTTTTTCACCGCAGTTCCCGAATAATTGAAAGTATAATTGTTCAAAGTTTCCACGTCCTTCAATTTGTCTTCGCCAAATTTGTCAGTTAACGACAATAAATCACCATAAAAAGTGATTCGATAATTTTCAACTCTATTGTCTTTGACCGACGCCGATTCCAATTGCCATTTTCCAACACGAAAAACAATAGTATCAATTTCAATGTATCCGTCGTAACGAATCAATTGATTGAATCCGTCTTCAACGCTATTTTCATACCAATGACGAAATATTTCATTGTTGTTTTGTGAAGCCGGAATCGTGAATGAATTCGAATAGTCAGCAAATATTTTACTGATGTCATTTATATTTTGTATCGACGAATTCACCGAAATTTTTTCGTCTTCAAATAATTCAATACGATTGTAAGTTTCAAGAACTCCCGACGTTCCGCCCAATGATTCAATTGTGCTTTTCAAACAATTTTCCGCTTCAAAAACTCCGCCGTCATTTTTCACCCTTTTGTAAAAACTATTTAAAGTAAAAGGATTTGTGTTTTGGAATTTTGGCGTTTTAATGTATAATGATACTATCATATTACGTCATTTATTAACCCGAAGTTATATTCAAAATCAATTTCGTAATTAATCAATCTATTGTTCAAATGTGTTTTCTTTTCGCTCGATTTTGTTTTTACATTTACCGGTACATTATCCAACAAAACAACTTCGCTCAAAAGTAAATCTTGAATCAGTTCGAAATAATCTTCAGAAACCCAGCCGGTGTTGCATTTGATTGATTGTTTGCCTTGTTGGTTGAATCTTCTTCTTTGCCCTTGAAAAACGTTGTAGTTAGTACTCGAAGGCAATAAATTGAATTCCTTTGAATCGGTTTCAATTGCTTCTTTTGACGCTTTGAAAAATGTTAAGAATTGCCAACCGCCGTATCTATTCACAAACGAACAAACTACCGGCGTATATTTTGACTCACAAATTTCAGTTGAATAATATTCAAAATAATCGTCGCCGTTTAAATCCGCAGTCAAAGGCAATTTATACATAGTATCTTCGTCAATAGTTATTGTTCCATAACCAATGACTTCGAATTCACCTTGTTGGTAAAAAACATTTACATAAGGGACAAAAGACGCAGTCTTTTGAAAATTTATTGCATTATTAACCAAAGGAGTAACGACGTTAGTATTGTATTGATTATAACCACCTAAATAATTAGTATATCCATTCAAACAAACAAAAGTTTGGTCGTCAACTTCAATATCATTTGAATATGAAATTACTTGCATATAACACCAAGTATCGGGATTTTCTTCCGTAGGTACTAAAACAGAGTTTGGAAATATTGGCTTAATAAATTCTTTTGCATAATTGGACACGTTCCATTCCAATTTCGTTTGGTTTAAACTTGGAACGTTTTTCGCCAAAGTATAAGTCGGCGAACTTGGTTTTGTTTGGTCTTTGTTCCAAATATACAATTCAATTTTTCCGCTTGTTTGGTCGACTTCGTCAATCGTTATAAAGTACGGACTTCTAACAAATATTTTTTTCATTATTGTAATTCTTTAATTAAAAATTTATCCAAATCCTTGCCGTATGCTTCCAGGATTTCGTCCGGCAATTGCTTGAATCCTTCTTCAAATGGTTTACTGAAAAATTGCGTTGCACTCAAACCTCGATTATAGATAGCACTTG